GTGGGTGTCAGTCTGGCGACTTCGGCATTGAAGCCGAGTGGGACACCTTTTCTCGGGAAGGAAAGCCCGCGATTGAATGCGGGTTTATCTGCCAAAAACATTTTGAGATTTATGGTGCGAGAACCTCGGAACCAGAAGCCAAACTAAAGGATAGAGCACAATGAACTATATGCAGCATGAGATAGACACATTGAAGAATTTGAAACTAAAGGAGCCCCATGTGAACAGGGAGATGTCGGTGGCCTTGATCCGCGCAGCGGGGTTATTGCCTGCGGAGGAGGACAACTTGGACTGGAGTTCATTTAACTTCACGCAGTTGGAGCAGTTGATTTTGCTTGTGCAGATGACGGAGTCGGCGACGATCATGAGCCTGATGCAAAGTGTGACTGACATTGCTGAGATGGAGATCGCAAAGGAACAGTCGGAGTTGATACAAAAACAAGGATTTAGATTGTCATGAGTTATACAAAAATATTTATTCCAAAGCCGAAGACGTGTGCGCATCGGTTTTTGGGTTGGTTGACTAATGGGGAAGCGCCGCTTTTTGGGGATCAGGGTCTTTATGGTAAGACCCATTCGATTAACCAGAGCAAGGCCATGTGGACCAAAATGGTTGCGGACCCCATGCTCCGTGGTGGGTGGGCCGAGCAACGGGGTGAGATGGTAAGGCTTACTGACAAGGGTTTCGAGAGGTATCTTGAGCTGCAGTCTAAATTTCCTTTAGACTTGATTGAGGTGACTAAGGCGACGAAGGTTACTCGGTTTGTGCCTGTAGGTCCATACACAGGCAATTCGTTTAATCCGGAAGACACGCGCCCCGGGTGCAATGACTTTTTAAAATGCCCAAGTAGGGTTGGCAGTAAGTTTATTTTTAGGGAAGGATACGAAGATGGATCGAGAAGAGTTTGAGCGTTTGGATCTGGAAGTGGCCGATCTACGCAATGAGACGCACATGCAGCAGTTAGCGCAGCTGGAACTTCACAGGGAGAACCGGGTGCTGCGTTCGCGGCTGGATAATGCTTTGGACGAGGCGCTGCGGCTTCGCCATAAACTTGAGCATATTTATGCGCTAACCCGTTTAGCTTTAATGAATGAGGACGAAGATGAGCAATAATTCCGTCTCAGCAAACCAAACACAGGTCTCTGGGGACCATTACAAGTCCAAGGCCATACAGCCTTGGGACTACATTGTGTCGAACAACCTAGGCTACTTGGAGGGGAACATTGTCAAATATGTAAGCCGTTACAAGGAGAAGGGCACGCCTCGCGCCGATTTGTTAAAAGCGAGGCATTACTTGGACAAACTGTTGGAGATTGTCCCAGATACCACATTTCGTGGTGAAGATGTAACCTAAAGAAACTGATCTGGAGTACCTGTTTTAAAAAGAGGGCCATTGCCCCCTTTTTATTTAGCCGCGCCCCAGTTTGGACCGACTTCTACGTCAACCCTGCTGGGTACGGCTAATTCAACCGCATTGACCATGAGTTTGGACGCTTCTACAGCGTCCTTTTTTTCGGGCACGCTGATCACAATTTCATCATGCACCTGCAGTAGGCATCGATAGCCTGCGGAATGTAGCGCCAGCATGGCTTTCTTTGTCTGGTCGGCAGCCGATCCTTGAATCAGTCGGTTCAGGCCCTTGTAGGTGCCTGAGCGCTTGATCCGTTGTCCATATTCAATGACTGCTTGTTCGCGGGGCAAAGCCTTGTTGACGCCCCATTCGACGGGTTCCCACAGCGGAAAGCGGCATTTACGGCCTAAAAGCGTGCGAATTGCACCGCCAGTTGCGGGATGATCGATGCGTCCCATCACTGCATTAACTGTACCCTTTAGGAACGGCACGTTTGTATGGAACTGCTGTATCAATTCTGTAGCTTCTGCCACATCCAAGTCCAACTCATTAGCTAATTTAGCCTTACCCATGCCGTACATCAAGCCAAGGCCAATGGTTTTTGCCTGTTTACGCTTAATTCCGGCCATATCGGCAACCATTTGGTGGAAATCCGTGTCCGGGTCGTTTTGGTAGGCGTCAACCATGTTACTGGCACCGGGAAGATCGAGCAGGCTGGCGTAATGTACCAAGAGCCTAGGCTCTTGGGAGGAAAAGTCGCAGGATGCCCACACGTCGCCCTCTTCTGGAAGGAAAAGTCCGCGGACCATGGGTCCGATGATTTCGTGGCGGGCAGGGACCTGCTGTAGGTTAGGTTGGGCCATGGACAGTCGTCCGGTAACCGTGCCGCCGTCATCCGAGCGCATTTGGTTGACATGCGGGTGGATTCGCCCGGTTTTTTCGCTGAAGTCGAGGTAGGGCTGCAAGAAAGTGCTGTGTGTCTTGTTTGTTTCCCGAGCTTCGACGATTAATTTAGCGACTGGATGCTCACATGAGTCTAAAAAGCCTTTGGTAAAGCTGGGTTGGCCGTTCGCTGTCTTGAGATAAGACAAGTTGAGGGAGTCAAACGCATGGGCGATACTGGCTGCGGCCCAAATATCGACAGAAGATCCCGCCATGGCTTTTATATCCTTGTGCAGCTGCTTCTCCCGCTTCTGAAGTTCCCCGATAAGTGTCTCGCACTTGACACGGTCAAAGCGGATACCCTTGTAGGTCATGTCCAACAGCACAGGAAACACGTCGGTTTCCAGCTCAAAGATGGATTCCACTTCTTCTTTGCGCAGCTGGGTCTTCATGTAATGCCACAGTTTCAAGGTTAGGGCCGCATCTTGCTCGGCGTAGTTACCTACATACATGGCCGGGAGCTTCCACAATTCCTTTTTGGGGTGTACACCAAAGTCGTTGGCAGCCTGTTTCAGGCCCTGCTCTGACTTAATCTCTTTGAGGTAGTCAAAGCCAAGGGAGTTTAGGGCGAAGGAGTAGCGGTTCTCATCGATCAGGGGTGCGGCGAGCATGGTGTCATAGACGCGGCCATTGACCTCGAACCCTGCTGCGCGTAGCCAGCCGCAGTCGTAAGCGGCGTTATGCATGATCTTGTCGCATGGAAGGGCCATCACGTCCTTTATCCAGCGCTCTACGCGTTTTTTATCAAGGTTCCCACCTCCGGCATGGGCAATGGGAAAATAACCGCTCCAGCCGTCTACAGCAACCGCGTAGCCAACAATAAAGCCGTCATTTCTAGGCCAACCGGGCCCAAACTTCTCCAAATTAGGGTCACAAGTTTCCAAATCAATTGCAATCTCCTTTGCGGTAGATAGGTTAGGGAAAATCTCCGGGGCCACCCACTCTGTTGCGGTAGGGAACATTGGCATTGTTTTCAAAGTCTAAATCCTTTTTCTATTTTCTGCGGCATTACAAGGTGAAGTGATTGCTTAGCCCGGGTCACGCCGACATAAAACAGCCGGTGGATATTGTCCGAGTTGTGGGCATATTCTTTTGCAAACTTGGGCGACAGGTCCATGAGCAGTAAGACATTGTCCGCCTCCCCGCCCTTTGCTCCGTGGATCGTGGACAGTCGCACTCGGCGCATGTCTGAGAAGTTGCCGCCGCGCTTCAGGACCGAGATCAGGTAGTCGCGCTTATCGTCAGCGATCTTGGTCAAGGCCTGATGCCATATCAGATCAGTCTTGAGTCCATATTTACTCTGCAATTCCTGCATCCCGTAGAGCAGGGTAGGGTCGCCGTGCTTAAAGGTTTTGTGCCCACGCTCAACTGCCTCTGTATCCAGATAGCGGTAGACGGTTTTAACGGCCTCGTAGCTGATAGCGGTTCCCTTTCTAAGTCGTTCCCAATTGAGCACAGCATTGTAGACGGCATCTGTGATGCTGGACACCCCATTGCGCTCAAAAAGGATGCCCATGGTTTTCAGCCATTCATGCACGGGGTTGAGAAGGTAGTTTGTACTGCCAAGGATGAGCCATTGGCCTTGGCCCACGGGAACGTCTTCAAAGCGGTGGTACGTTAGTACTGAGCCGTCGAAGTCACGCGGCTTCCACACCTTTTCTTGGCGTTGCCTAATGCGCTGTACGATGGCATCGGCCAGTCGGTGCACGGTCGCTGGTACGCGGTAGGATTGATCTAGTACGGTGATGTTGCCGCCGAAGGACAGAAAGCTGTTGACATCCGCCCCGGCCCATGTAAACACGGCTTGGTCGTCGTCCCCTGCAATGAATGTGCGCTTAGACTTTTTCGATAGTTCTTCAACCATGCGCCATTGCAAGCGGGACAGGTCTTGTGCTTCATCAACGATTAGCACTTCCAGTTCAGGCAGGCGGTCGGGCTCGGAAACGATTAGCTCCAGCAGGTCTGTGAAGTCCAGCAGTCCCCTGCTACTTTTGTAGTGCCGGTAGCTACGCTCTACGAACTCGAAGTGGTGCCACTCGATGTCGAGGCCTGATTGGTTGTAATGCTGGCGCAGGTCAAGGCCCTTGATCCGCGCAAGGTTGATCTCGTTGAGGATAGGGTTGTCGGTTTTGACAAAGTCCAGCTCCTCGTCGCGTGCAATGTTCAGCTCGATGCCTGCTTGCGTTGCAAAGTCTTTGAAGTGCTCTGCCTGCATCATGTCATCGGTTCGCACGGCAAGGCTGTGGAACGCGAGGCTGTGTAGGGTGCGGAAGTACGGGAAGTTTGTCTTAGCATTCAGGTGCGGAAACTTCTTGATCGCACGGTCGCGTGCCTCGGTAG